TCAGATTGCGTCTGGTAGTACGCATTTCTTGCTTGCGCCATCTCAGTCGGCATCTTGCACAACAGCAGCCCGCCATGGGCGACTTCACCTTTTTCATTTGCCGGAAGCATAAGCTCCGGATGATCTTCCGCTTTGACCGGCACCCAGCCTTCACGCATACGCATGGAGAAATTCGGGGAGGCTACACCGTTAATGTGGGTTGCTACCCACCGGTAAGACCAGCCCGGTTCTGGGGTTGGATCAGGCAGTGCTGAAGGTGGTACGTAAACAGCACGTGCGGTTTTATCGCGTGAAACGAGATCACGAGGAGTGCGAGTATCAGCCATCTTAAATCTCCAATTTAGCTACTTCAGCAGCATACTGCTGCGGGGTTAGTCCATATTTCTTAGCCAAGGCAAGTTGCCGAGTAGAAAGCTGGATTTTCTTTGTTCCAGACGAACGAGACGCTGGAGCAACCACAGCCGCAGGTTTCTTTGGAGCCTCAGATTGAACCTGTGTAGGTTCCGGCGTTTTCTCAGCATTCCCGCCAAATAATTCGGGGAACGTCTTCTGCATACGCCCATCGATTTGGGCGAAGTATTCATCGGTGCGAGGGTCTACCCCCGAGTTGACTAGCTTGTGATGCAGCCCTAGTGCATAGCTGGTGTATTCTTCGAACCCCGGTTGACCGTACCACTGGTTTTTTGCCTGCCAGCGCAGCGTCTTTTCGTCCGGTGCAACCTGCTGGGGTTGAGATGGTTCTCTTTGTACCGCAGGTTCGTCTTCTTGTAAAGGGGTGGGCCTAAAGTTTTTTACCTGAGAGAGTCTAACCTTTGCTTCCATCAAAGCTTCTTGGGCTTCAATGATGGCGTCGGTGTCGTATGACTCTTGGGCATCTTTAAGTTGACGGCGGGCAGCTTGCAGTTGGGCTTCGGCTGCGTCAGTTGCCGTGGAGATGTACGCTTCCTGCCCATGGTTGACCGTCTGCTTGAGTTTTTTGTTCTCTTCAGACAGGTACGACATAAGCTTTTCCATCTCTTGCTTTTCTCGCAAGAGGGACTCTTTCATCCGGCGCTCGTCATGACGAGCGTGTGTTAACTCTTTGATACGAGTCTGCACTTTCTCCGAATAGTTTTCGATTTCGTCGTCAGTCGGGTCCGCGACTTCTTTGTCTAACGGCTTGCGGCCACGGTCTTTTGCGGGGGTATCATCGACTATTTCAATTTCGACATCATCTTCAGCATCCGCCTGAATGACTACGGAATCGTCCGACTCTTGAACAGTGCCTTCCTCGTCCGGAAACTTAAAGTTATCTAACATGTAATACTCCTATTATGCACCAAAAAATTTATTGGCGTGTTTGTTTGTCTTTACCCGTCCCAAATTACTTTTCTGCCAAGCACGAGTCTTTGCGTTTTTACACGCTTTGCACTGGTGTGCATGGCCATCTACGCTGTCGGGACGCGGAGTAAAATCCAAATACGGTTTTACTACCCCACAAACTTTGCACATCTTCATGCCCTTGTGATTCCTCTAGGGTCGTCCACGACCGCATCAATCTGGTCGTCGTTTAGCAGACGGAACTCTTTTCCGTAAATCTTGAATCGAGTACCGGAGTAAGTACGTACCAACACAAAGTCGCCCGGTTTGCACCAAGGACCGTTGGGAAATTTCTCTGTGTCTTTGTACGCATCAGGGCCAACATCCAGCACAAACAGAATAGTTGTCGAATGCTCTTCCTGACGCATGATCGACTCTGCTTTGACTAAGCTGGAATTTTCAAACTTATCCGACACATCGGGAACACCGCAAAGAATCTTCCACCCTGTCGGCTTAGGCAACATGCGCCCGCGCTCTTCAATAGGGATTTCCTCTGTTGGTTCTTCGATTTGTTGAATTGGCTCCGGCATTTGAACTCCCGGAGGTAGTAATAGATCGCTCATCGTCTTCGTCCTCTTTGGTTGCGGCTTCTACAAGGTCAAGTAAGTGTCGCTCCGCGAGGGCAAGACCCTGAATTACCCCGCAGAGTTTTTGATAAGAGGCGAAATCGGTGCAGACGCCATTGGCCATGTCGTCCGTGTAGTCATTCATATCTTTGCGTATCTTGTCGCGCAGTACGCTTGCGAAGTTGTCCATCATTTAGGTTTTCTCTCCTGTGATTTTGTTTTGGCGATGTCAATACCCATGCGGACACCTTCGCGTTCTTGTTGGGCAGCAATGTTTTCTTTCTGCTGCTGCATGGTGGTAGCTGCTTTAAAACCCTCAAGCTCCATGCGGCCTTCTATTTCTTGTCTCTTAAGCTCAAGCTCGTCTGCTTTAGCTGCGGCATCTGTTGCAATCTTCTTCTCTTTCAGCGCGACTTCTTGCTGTTTGATCTGAAGTTCTTGCATCTGCATCTGGATGACCGGGTCTTGTGCCTGCTGCTGCGCTTGTTGTTGTGCAACTTGCGCTTGGTTTTCTTGCAGTACCTGCTGTGCAGCTTGTGCCATCATGGACGACAGTGCGACTTCAATCTGCGGTGGCAGCTTCTCGTCTTCTGGTGGGAGAGCCACACCCATCTGCTGCTCGATCTTCTGACGGTATGCGTAGGCTACGTGTTCTGCAATGTGCGCCATCATGGCCGCTTGAATCTGTTGCGCCCTTGGGTTCTGGCCAACGACTTGCTGAATTAGCGGATCGTTCATTGCAGCCATATGCACTTGAATATGTGCCTGATGATCTTGGTAGAAGAACGCCTTTACTGGCTTGCCTTTGAGAACAGCCATGTTTTCTGCCACAGGGTCGCGTGGTTTCTGATCGTCTTCCAAAGGCACCAGCTTTTCTGCATTCTTAATGCCCAACACTTCCAACATCTGACGGTGCAAGAACGGCAGGTCGTAAATATCCGGAGCCATCTGCGCCATCTGAATGACAGCTTGGTACTGCACTACACGCTGCGACATGGTCGCTGCATTAGGATCGCTGACAGGGATCAGGTCTACCTTGTCGTAGTCTTCACGCTTGGCTTTCTTCGTACCGTACTCAGGTGTGTACTCATAATCTGGGTCGGTGTAGTCACGAATAATTTCTTTAATCAGCTTAAACTCGCGCTTTAGTGTGTAGTGCACACGCGCTTGTACTGCTGTCATGACTTTAAGCTGCCGCTCCAGCAACGCCAATGTTGTGCCCACCGGAGCCTGCGCTGACATATCCGAGACTTTCATATCCGCAGTAGCTGCGAAGCGACGGCCTTCATCGACGATGTTGCCCAGAAGACTGTAGAGAACTTGTGACGGTTCTTTGTAGGGGAGGGGGAGGATCGAGTCTCTAATATTGCCTGATGCTACGTCCACATCACGCCACTCACCCGGAGCGATGGGGGTGTCGTCGCCCTTGATTCTCAACCCTCTGGATTTTAATCCGCCCGGCAAGTTTGAAAGAGTACCTGCATCAACGAGTTGTCTCATCAACGAAGTCGCGTTCTTTGCAAAGCCACCAATCAAATGGAACAGACCAAAGCCATACGCACCGAAGCCGGGGATGTACTGGTAGTGCACAAAGTGCTGACGCTTCAAACGCAGCGGGTCTTCAAACTTCCAGTTTCTGCGAATTGCCAGAATCTCGTTTGTGCCTTTAACTAATGTGACGACGTACGGCAGCGCAATCTCTGTGTGTTCTTTGTTCTCATCAACGTCTGCGTGTTTGTCGTCCTCAATATATAAGTCAGCGTGGCACTCATACAGTGTGTAACGGTCGTCGTTCAGATCAGAGAAGCCTGTCTCTTTATCTTTGGCTTTCTGAATGTCCTCTACTTTGCGATCTGGATCGCCCAACTCAACATCGCGGTAGAACCCCGCCTGCTGCAACTTGACGATCTCGTTCTTGGTTTTGCGCATCACGTGTGTGAAGCGATGGCAGGTGTCCATATCTGTTGCGCCGTACGGCAGGATGCCGTCTTCTGCTGGCACAAACATCGCCACTTGGCGTCCCAAATTGGGATCATAGTAGACCTTCTTAAATGCCGAGCCGGTGGCTGGCAGACTCCACAACATGCGCTCATGCTCTGGGCGGTACTCCGACATGACTTCGGTCAACTCGAAGTTCATATCTTCTTCTACACGCTGCGCTGCTTCTTTGATCTCTGGCGTCTCTTTACCGATGATCTTGGTACGCACAGGACCTTGCGCTGGGAATGTTTCTGAAATTGTCTCGGACTGAAAGCGTACAACTGCTTCGGATAGCATGGGGTGGAACACGCCACACGCGCCTGACCACGGTTCTGTTCTCTCTTCAATCTGAAGGCCAAGCAACTTAATACCCTCGACGTACATCTTCTCCCACTCTTTGCGGGAGTTCTTGTCGTTCTCAATGTCGTCAAGCAGGTCCGATGCCAGTGTCTCCAGCACCCGGTCATCCAGTTCTTCTGCCAGATTGGCGTCAAAGTCGTCCTCAACCTCAGCTTTTATAACGTCCAACTCAAAGCCCGGACCCTTGATGCTGACCGCCTCTGGGTCAACAATCTCGATCTCCAACGCTGGCTCATCGCCTTCGGTCTCCAGCGCATCCAACCCAGCGGGGGCTTGGTTTATTGATTTATCAATTGGCATGATTTGTCCTTAGTAGTACGCCGCTTTTCTGGCGCGGTGGTATATGGGTTCGTCTTTTTCGTCAGTATCAAGGGTAATGAACCCCCCTTGCCTAAAGCGTAGCAGTGCTTGCGACGTAGTATCCACGAAGTCATCGTGTTCGCCAACTGGGAAAGCCGCTACTTCTTCGATAACTTCTCGTGCCCATCTGGTATCAGGTGCCCAAACTTTGCCGCTGGTGAACAGATCCGCGACTGCGTTGAGTCGGACATGCTTGTCGTTTCCCCGGCTGGGGGAAAACTCTTGAACTGGAATACCCATGGCTCGGAGTTCTTGGATGAGCGGGGCACCCGCTGCCTTTTTCTCCACAATGAATGCATCTGGCTCCCACTCCTTATAGTGCTTTAGCGCCGTTTGTTTCAGTTCTGGAAACGCCATCCGCTCTTTAAACGCGTCCAGCAGGATTAGCTGCGGCGTGTCGTTCTCTTCCTCATTGTAGAAAATACCCCACGTGGTGCAAGCCGAGTAGTCGGAGTTGTTCTTGGTCTCAAACGCCGTATCCCACGACTGGATGATGTACTCGCAGGGCGGGGGGTTGTCGTTCTCCCATATGCGCCAGTCGCGCCGCGAGATGATGGCGGAGTTTTCCGAGGTGGGGTTCTGCATGTACTGGGCGTTCCAGTACCGGGGATCGAGCGACGCCTTGACTTTCTTTAGCTGCTCCAGCGGCCACTGCTCTGGCCACAGGCTTTTCTCGTTTTCGCTGTTCTCATGCAGGATGGCCGGTAGTTCTACGATCTCCCATGGTTCTGCGTCGGGGTTGCGTGTTTGATAATCGATTAAACGGCCTGTCAGATCCAACAGCGACCATCTGGTCATAATGACAATAATTGCCCCGCCGGGCATCAGACGCTGCAACGGGCCTGTCTGGAACCAACTCCACGCCGTATCGAAGGCCAGTCGGCTGTTGGACTTTACATCTTGCTCAGAATGAGGATCATCAATAACAAATAAATCAGCACCGCGACCAGCCAAAGCACCACCGACACCAGCAGCATAATATTGTCCCCCCGCTCCTGTACTCCACTTTCCTGCTGCTTTCTGGTCATCTGCAATCCGCGTATCTGGGTAAAGTTCTTGGTACTCTTCTGACTC